CAAGAGGGTTGATTTTCTTTAAGTCAGCGATAGGCACAACAGCGGTGATGCCTTCAGGTGTCCAGATGCCATCTTCTTCATCCCAGATAGCAACATGGGCATCAGTTTCCATAAGCTCGGAAACAACACCAGCATAAGATTCAATCTCGGTGGTTTGGATAACCCAAGCGACAGTATCGCCAACTGTTAGTTCATCTGGCAATGCGCGGTTTGTGTTCATTCTTTGACTTTCTTCATCTGCTCTAATTCTAGCAACAACTGATTCAGCATAGGCTAGGGTTCTTTTGGCGGCTCGCTTTGATGGGCCTGAACCCCAAAGTAGGTGTGCAACAACACCGGCACTCGGATAATTGTCTGAGGCTGGATCTGCATCTGGTGAATCTAAATCTCCAAGGTGGCGAGCAATCCAAGCAGCAATGCGAATCCACTTGTCATCGCTAATGTTGCCGTCTGCCATCTCTCGGGCATCGCGAATTGTGCGCTCGACTAGACCCTCTCCGCCTAGACCTTCAGCATAGTATTCAAGCCCTCGCCTTGCGGCTAGTCGCATATAGGCAGGTGCATCCTGGTTGATTGCTCTAACTGAACGCTCACCTAAAAATTCTTCTTCAGTTGAAAGGCTGATAGCAACGGCCTGATCTATGGCTGATTGCTTCGTTGTATGACAACCAAACTCTGCATCATCTTGGTCAATGACTGCCCAGCCTGAGCAACCCTCTCGGTCTTTAGCGATGTAATAAGGCATTGTTCCTATCCTATTTCTGCCTCATGACTGAGAGCTTATTGCTGTTGATTAGCGCGGTTGCGTTGATTGTGGCATTAGGTAGCAACTCCATAAGGATTTCCTCATTTGGCCTTAGCACGAACGAATCATTTACAGTTTCTAGCCAGATATTGTTGTAGCCGTTGTAATGCTCGCTAAAACCTAGTTGGAAAAATACACTTGTTGTCTGGTTTCCTAGATTTACAAAGCGCATTCCATAAGTTGCATTTGGCTTTAGGGTATGGACTTTGGTGCTAGATAACTCACCGCCGGCATGAATCGAGGCAGTTGTAAATTCTTGACTTACCGCTGTTCCGCCAGTTATAGAAGAAGCTGCTTTTAGCACCGCATTGTGAGTATCTGGGAAGTTACGGTTTAGGTTATACGCTGGCAGGTCTGAGCCAGTTGTTGTAACTGTTGCACCTTCGACAAGGCTAGAGAGAACTGTGGCTGTGTCTGAAATAATTGTGTAGAAATCTAGTTGTGCGCCTGTTGCGCCTGTGGCAATCGAAAAGTTTACTGTGCCACCAGAGGTGATTGTGAACTGTTGCCCGATGACATACATATATCCGTCACGCGCATACTCATCAACATCTTTAGGCTGAATGTTCTTTAGAACATACTTCACATAGTCAGCGGTTGGCGCGACTACTGTGACTGGAGTAGTTCCAACTGAATAAACCTTTTGTAAGAGTGACATCGCCTAACCTAACACCGCATAGATTGTGACTGTCCCACCTAAAGCAACAGCTGTGCCATTCATTGTGATTCCGCTTAGAGTTGTCCAAGTCGTGTTGTAGTCTGTTCCATTTACTTTGCTTAGAACTTGTCCGGCAGTTCCACCAGCGACAACACCAGCACCCGTAGCTCCAGTTGGCCCAGTTGGGCCTGTTGCACCAGTAGCCCCAGTTGAACCAGTTGCACCTTGAGGGCCAGTTGCGCCAGTATCTCCCTTGTCCCCCTTGATGCCTTGGATTCCTTGGATTCCTTGCTCGCCCTGAATACCCTGCTCGCCTTGGATACCCTGATCACCTTGTGGGCCTGTTGCCCCAGTAGCACCAGTAGAACCAGTTGCGCCAGTTAGTCCAGTATCTCCCTTGACACCTTGCTCACCGCGCTGACCTTCAATTCCTTGAATACCCTGTGGCCCTTGTGGGCCAGTCGCACCTGTCGCACCCTGAATTGCTAGAGGGAACCAGTTAGTCGCATCTAAAGCTGGTGCTTCACCTTGAGTTGGATTGCCAGAAGCAAACCAAGAAGAGTTGTTGTAGTAAACCGCATCGTTGTCTACATAGTCAATGTCTACTGACCAAGTTCCACGCCATTCGATACCTGTCGCACCTGTCGCACCGATTGGGCCAGTTTCACCTTGCGCTCCAGTTGCGCCTGTGTCACCCTTGTCACCTTTAGCGCCTGTTGCTCCAGTAGCACCCTGTGCGCCTGTTGCGCCTGTGGCTCCGGTAGCACCAGTTTCACCTTGAATTCCCTGAGTTCCTTGAATTCCTTGCAATCCACGCGGTAAAACAAAGTCAATAGTCTGGTCTGGAGCATCGCCAGTAATTGTGACGGTTGCGGTGTCATCTGAGGATTTGGTTACTGTGCCAACTGACAAAGTAGTAGCAGGGCCAGTATCACCTTTGATACCCTGTGGGCCAGAAGTGCCAGTTGTAATAACAACAGGCGTTTCGGTGATCGCTACTGCAACATCTTGGTCTGTGACGGTGACGGTGGTAGTAGATTCAACAACGGAAACTACAACATCGCTCATCGGGTCACATTACCTGTCACATTGAAAGAACCTTCTAGCAAGCGAGTGATAGTGCTTCCAGAGTTTAGTTCTAGGTCGTATGAGTAAGAGCCAGCAGCAATAGCGGCTGAGGCTGTCGAGCTGATAACAACTGCAATAGTGCCAGCAGTTCCACCAAGGGTTATTCCAGAGCCATTAGTCAGGCTGATAAGCGCTGTTGAAGCATCTGCTGATTCTCGAACCTGCATAGCGGCTGTGTAGCCAGTTAGGTTCTGAGGTGAACCACCAATGCTGACTGTAAAAGTCTTATCCCAAGTTGCACCCTGTGGGCAGGTGATGTTGTAAGTTCCTGGGTTTATCATTTAGACTCCGTAAACTGTGTCTGGGTTTTCTGGGTCAATGGTATTGACTGCCTGAAGTTGTGTGCTTGGAACTCTGGTGTGCGGAATAACTGGTAGACCAAATGCCTTTAGGGTTGCTTCTGGGTCGAAACCAACCTGAATCAGAGCCTTGACCATGTTGGTCTTTTCGTTCTCTGCAACTAGGCCAGTATCGGTTAGAGCAATGTTGGCTAGTGGAACGCGGTATTGATCTCCACCCTCAGCAGGACTCATGTCCTCAAGTTTGCGAACATCGTTCACAGACATAAAGCCTGACTGCAAGCCTGTTGCGTAAGCTGAGATGCGTGAGTTGAAGTCACCACGCAATAGGCCGTTGGTGTTGAACGCTAGGAAAGCCTCAACTGGCAATAGGCGAGAATATGCCCACTCTAGTTTCTCGATATAGGGTCTAAGCGTGTGTGTCACGAACTGAATAGCGTTCTGTTCGACTGAGGCGTAACTCTGTGTGCCTGGAACACCCATCATGCTTAGAGGGATGTTGAACGCACGAGCGATTTCCTCAACAGAGAATCGGCGCGACTCTAGGAACTGAGCTGCATCATTAGGAACGGTTGTCTGCTTGTAAGTTGCTCCACCAGATAGAACACCAGTCTTGTGTGCGCGGCGGAAACCGCGGTGTGCTGAATCAAACCCATCGCGCAAGTTCTTGGCTTGCTCAGGGGTTAGGTTGCCAGGGAACTCAATAATGCCCTGAGTGGTTGCACCTGCACCAAAGAATCGTGAGGCAAAAGTTTGCATTGCGCTAGAAAGACCTAGTGCTTCCTTTAGGCGCTCTACCCTACTCAATCCTGTGAGTGAACCGGGCTGTATTAAATCTGTGATGTGGATAATTGACTCTGAATCCAAAGTCTTTTCTTCACCATCTACAATAAAAATCTTGCGCCCAATCGCTGAACGGCGAACAGTTACAGTTGCTGGGTCAAGGACTACAAGGTTTACAACATCACCATTACCGTTGCGGAAAACTCGGGTGTAAGAGTTTCCATTTACTAGCAAGCTAACAAGGACTTGCTGATAGTGAGCCTGACGGGTCATATCTACATCTGGCTGGTCTACCCATGCTGGGCGTGGGCGATAAGGTCTGCGAGTTCCGTCTTGGCGAATGTAAGAATCTACTGGCAAAGTAGCGATGGTGTCGCTGATTAGGCTTACGGCTGACCAGAAAGCAACAACCTCAAAGGCTGTATTTTGATTGATGTTCACGCCTGAAGCGTTCACAATGTCAAGGTCAGCACCAGCACCCCATACGGTTTGAAAAGAAATTGCTCTATCTTCTTTTCTAAAAAAATCAAAAATGGAAGCCATTAGCCCTGCCTATGCAAAAAATTGAGGAACAACCTGTTCTTCCATTCTACCGCTTGCGCGGTCATACGCCATCATAAGGGCAATCGCATTGTCCACTTTTAGTTTTG